CACCCTGCCAGTTCAGGCCCTGCGCTATTGGCCGGCCATTGTCACGGCCAAGCGCCGCAATGCCTGGACTGACCTAGACCTAGCAATGGCTGAGAATCTGGCCCTTGACCTTGCCACTATCGACGAATTGGCCGCTGCTATTACACGCGATGGCCATATCCTGACCGACAACAGGGGCCGCAAGTACGCCAACCCAGCTACCACCCTTCTTGACAGAACGACGCGACGAGCCGCCAATACGGCACGAGTCCTGCAAGTAGACGCGGGCAGTACCACTGGCAAGGCTGACCACCAAGGAAAGAAGAACGAAGCTGCACGCGATATTGCCCAAAAAATAGCAGCGGTGCCTGACCTTATCGCGAGAGTGCAGTAATGACGCGCGGGGAGCGAGTTATTGCATTCATTGAGCGCTATTGCCTCGTTCCTGAAGGTGCATTGGTGGGATCGCCAATGCGCCTAGAACCGTTTCAAGTCGATTTCCTTATCACCATTTATGACAACCCGGCAGGCACAAAAAAAGCTTTGCTAACCATCGCCCGGAAGAACGGCAAGACGGCCCTTATCGCATGCCTCGTCCTAGTTCATCTGGTTGGACCGGAAGCCAAGCAGAACAGCCAGATAATTTCCGGCGCCATGAGCCGCGAGCAGGCCAGCATCGTTTTTAATCTGACCGCTAAAATGGTTCGTTTGAATTCAGAACTCGCCGACCTGGTGCGTATCGTGGACAGCCGTAAGGAACTGTACGGCCTGCCCATGGGTGTGCAGTATAAGGCGATCGCGGCCGAAGGCAAAACAGCGCACGGTCTATCCCCCGTGCTCGCTATCCTTGATGAAATAGGCCAAGTATCCGGCCCCCGGTCGCCCTTCGTCGATGCCATTACCACCAGCCAGGGCGCCCACGAGAACCCGCTGCTGATCGCCATCAGCACGCAGGCCGCCGCCCCTGACGACTTGTTCAGCATCTGGCTAGATGATGCATCGGAAAGCGGGGACCCTCGCATTGTGGCGCACGTGTATACCGCCCCTATGGACGCCCAACTTGACGACCCGGACGCGTGGAAGGCAGCAAACCCAGCTCTAGGTATCTTTCGCAGTACGAGCGACGTTGAGCAGCAAGCAGTGGAGGCTAAACGGATGCCATCCGCGGAGGCCACATTTAGAAACCTCGTATTGAATCAGCGTGTGGCACTTACCTCACCATTCATGAGCCGGTCTGTGTGGGAAGCATGCGGCAAGCCTGCCGAATATCTTGACGGCCTGGAGGTTTTCGGAGGGCTGGACCTTTCCGCAAGAACCGATCTTACCGCGTTCGTCCTAATCGGACGCAATCCGCAAGGTATATGGCAGGTTAATTCATACTTCTGGACCCCCGCCAAAGGGCTGTCTGAACGTGCGCACAGGGACCGACAGCCCTATGACCTTTGGCGGGATCAGGGGTACCTGAGGACAACGCCCGGCGCCAGTGTCGATTATGCAGTCGTTGCCCAAGACATCGCCGAAATCATCGACGGCCTAGACGTGAGGGGCATTGCATACGACCGGTGGCGTATTGACCTGATGCGTGCGGAGTTCAACAAGGTTGGAATCGAGGCGCCCTTGATTGAATGCGGTCAAGGTTTCAAAGACATGACGCCGGCACTAGATAGCGCGGAAGCCGAATTTCTGAACCTGCGTGTTCAGCACGGCGGGCACCCTGTTCTGACGATGAATGCAGCGGGCGCCACTGTCACACGTGACCCGGCCGGCAACAGAAAACTTGACAAGACCAAAGCGACCAGCCGCATTGATGGCCTGGTTGCTTTGTGTATGGCTTTCGGCCTTGCGAGCAAGGCTATTGAAGCTGTAAAAACTCCCACTTACCAAATGATGTTCATCTGATATGCACAAAGCTTTCTCCCAATTTACTATCAAGTCCTTTGACGAGTCCGAAGGAATCATCAAGGGCATTGCCACGACTCCGGCAACGGACAAGGTAGGGGATATTGTAGAACCACTTGGTGCTCAATTCACCCTACCCATCCCCCTGCACCACGAACACGACCGTAAAGACGTTGTAGGGCATGTAATCGAGGCAGAAGCAACAGCCGAAGGCATCGAATTCACCGCGCGCGTGGCAAAGGACGTGAGCGAGCAGATTGCTGAAGTATGGCGGCGTGTAAAAGGTGGGTTGATTCAGTATGTATCAGTTGGATTTCGACCAATCGCATACGAACCCATTGCAGGCGGGACCAGGTTTACTCAATGGGCTTGGGATGAATTATCTCTGACGACAATACCCGCAAACACGCAAGCCGCCATAATGGCAACAAAAGCAATAAAAACCAGCCTTTCAATTCACATGGAAAATGCAATGACTATTGCAGAACAGATTCAACAGTTTGAACTGAAGAAATCCGCGGCACTGGCAGGGATGGACTCCCTGATTGCCAAAGGTGTAACTCTGGCAGACGAAGACGACGCCGCTTATCAAGCGCATGAAGCGGATGTGGCACAGATCGAAAAACACCTTGCCCGACTGAAGAACGCAGAAACCCGTGGAGCGCAAGCCGCTGTCGCTGTCGGTATTCAGTCGGTTCAGGTTATCGACAACGCCCCCAAAGGCACCGACTTCGTGCGCTACACGAAAGCCCTGGCCCTTAGTCGCGGGAACCCCATGATGGCTCTGGAAGTCGCCCGGGGCATGAACTACGGGCCGCGCGTTGAAACGGTGCTTAAGGCGGCTGTCGCTGCTGGCACTACGACCGGCGCCAGCTTCACGTCGTTGATTCAGCCGGAAATGATGACCAACGAATTCATTGACCTTTTGCGCCCGAACTTGATCGTCTCGAAAATGAGCCAAGTTCGCAATGTTCCCATGAATATCAAGATGCCTCGTACTAGCACCGGCACAACGTCGGGTTGGGTTGGGGAAGGCAGGCCGGCGCCTATCACCAACGCTGCATTCTCTGACCTTTCCATTGGCGAGCATAAACTGGGCGCTATCGCGGTCTTCACTGAGGAACTTCTCCGACGCAGTGAACCAGCCGCAGAAGCTTTGGTCACCAATGACCTGGTTGCCACCGTTGCCACCGCTATTGACGTTGCCTTCATTGACCAAGCAAATGCAGGTGTAGCTGATGTCAAGCCCGCATCAATTGCCAATGCAGCAACGACCGCCGCAACAGCCGGCCCGACTCCTGCTAATGTGCGAACCGATGTGAAAGCCGCCTATCTCAACGCCGCAACGACCAATCAACCCTTGTCATCTGCTGTCTGGATTATGCACCCGTCTACGGCCCTAGCTCTGTCGATGATGACGAATGCAACGACCGGCCTGCGTGAATTTCCGGGCGTGGATTTCGTTACAGGCGGCACGTTCGAAGGCCTGCCCGTTATTGTCTCCACGAGCGTTCCCGGCAGTGCGGGGGCGGGCTATGACGTGATTCTTGCCGTTCAGAATGAAATCCTCTTGGCTGAAGGCGGCTTGAGCATTGACGCATCACGCGAAGCGTCGCTCGAAATGAACGATGCACCGACCAACAACAGCGCGACGCCGACAGCTACAACCCTGGTGTCTCTCTGGCAGTCTGGGTCTGTGGCAATCAAAGCGATTCGTGGCATTACCTGGGTGCGTAGACGTCCGACCGCTGTCTATCGTATCAGCGCCTGCAAGTACGCCTAAGCGACAAATGGGGCGGGGTGAAACCCGCCCCTCATGAAGGCTTGAAATGAAACTATTCGGACTTGAACTGAGCATCAAGAAGGCACTAAGCCCTGTTTATTCCGGGGCTCGGCTGGGCGCCAATAATTCATGGTTCCCAGTCATTAGCGAGAGCAGTGCAGGCGCCTGGCAACGTGGTGAAACCATTGAAGCGAAAACCGCCCTGGCACATTCAGCGGTTTTCGCCTGTGTCTCGCTGATCGCTTCCGACATCGGAAAGCTTCCTGTCCGCTTTACGGAGCGCAAAGAAGGTTATTGGGCACCCCTTGACCATGATTATGACCAACTCGTCAGAAAACCAAATAGCTACCAGAACCGCACCCAACTATTCAGCGAGTGGATTAGCTCGAAGCTGCTGCACGGTAATAGCTACGTGCTCAAGACCCGTAATAACCTTGGCGTCGTCAAAGCCCTGCGAGTTCTTGACCCCAAAACAGTGGCCCCGCTCGTAGGTGATGACGGTGCGGTGTACTATCGGCTGAAGTCAAATGCTCTCGCAGGCATTCCCGTTGATATAACCATCCCGGCACGTGAGATTATCCACGACCGCGGATTTACCCCGTTTCACCCATTGTTGGGGGTTAGTCCGTTGGCCGCTGCAGGGCTGGCCGCTGAGCAGGCATTAAGTATTCAGCAAGGGAGCAATAATTTCTTCCAGAACGGCAGCCGACCAGGTGGAATCCTGACCGCCCCTGGCACAATTACCACCGACACAGCCGACCGATTGAAAACTCACTGGCAGGACAATTTTACAGGGGACAAAGCGGGCAAGGTGGCGGTGCTTGGCGATGGCCTTCGTTATGAGGCACTGGCTATCAGCGCCATTGACTCTCAACTGATTGAACAACTGAACTACACCGCACAGGATGTATGCCGCGCGTTTCACGTCCCGGCATGGAAAATCGGCGCCGGGCCTGCCGCGCCCTATAGTGGCGTGGAAGCAATGAACCTCGCTTATTACTCGGACTGCCTTCAAGCGTTGATTGAGAACCTAGAGCTATCCCTTGACGATGGCCTGAACCTGCCCCTGAACCAGCGCACGGAGCTTGACCTTGACCAACTCTTGCGAATGGACACCGTTACACGGTATGCCGCTTACAGTAGCGCAATTGGTGGGGGCTGGATGGCTCCAAACGAAGCGCGCCGCAAGGAATCGCTGCCACCGGTTGAAGGGGGAGACAGCTGTTATCTGCAGCAGCAATATTTCAGCCTTGATGAATTGAACGCCCGTAAAACGCAAGGGAGCACGGCATGATTTATTTGGCCGACGCACGCCGCCACTTGCGTATTGACGGCACGCAGGACGATGCAGAGATTGATCAAAAGCTTTTGATTGCTAATGAAATGGTCTTGGCCTATGTCGGGCACCAGTGGGGGGATTATGAGAACCCTGCCTATTTACCCCCATACTTGCCTTGTTCGGACAACCCGCGTTTTAGGCATGGCGAGGTACTAGACGCAGCCCGCTTGCTGATCCTTGGAGATCTTTGGCAGAACCGCGAATCAGGATCCGGCAACCCATTCAGCCCTGCTGTTGTGAATCTCCTGAACCTGCTCAGGGAGCCTACCTATGCGTAGAACACCCTTGGATGCCGGGCGCCTCAAACACCGCGTTGTTATCGAGGCACCAACACGGACCCAGAACCCGACAACGGGCGAGGTAATGACAACCTGGGCCGCTATAGCCAGCGTTTTTGCCAGTATCGAACCGCTATCAGCTAAGGATTTCATTGCCGCCCAAACGCTGAAAAGCAAAATTAACACGCGAATCACGATTCGCTACCGCTCAGGGTTGAACACCGCCATGCGGCTGGTTGGCCCTGACGGCACGATCTACACGCCTGCCGGCTTCCTGCCCGATGCAGATACCGGGCGGGAGTATTTGACGGTGCCATGCGCCAGCAACTAAACGGACACACACATGACCAAGATATTGCAGGGCGCTGGCACGGCTGACCAATGTTGACCGTTGACAAAGCCGGGCTTGAGGCCCTGAACCAGCGCCTGCAGGGACTGAGTACGAAGGCAGGAAAAGCGGCCGTCAGGCAAGCGGCACGCAAGGCGATGGCCCCAGTACGTGCAGAAGTTCAGGCCAACGCGCCAGAGGATTTGACGGAGCCGGATGCTGTCCGCATCAAGGCGTCCACTGCCCTGTTCACCAACTGGAAAAGCAACACCCTCTATGCCCGCGTTGGCATCAAGGGCGGTGCGAAGAAGAACCCCAGCACACCCTTCTACTTCCGCATGCACGAGTTCGGCACGAAGTCACTACCTGCACGACCTTTCATGGCCCCCGCCCTAGAGGGCAATGCGCAGGACGTGCTGGACACCGTTGCTGATGAGATGGCAAAGAGGATTTTCGGATGAATCTGTTTTCGCTCGTAAGCACGGACGCAACCTGCGTGGGGCTCTTGGGGGCCGGCTTCACGAGGTTCTTTGAGTTCGGCACCGCGCCGACTCTCGAAACCGTGCCGTATGCCACTTGGCAAGAGATCCAAGGTACGCCCTTCAACGTCGTTGAAGGCGCCCCAAGCACTGACATGGTCAAGGCCCAAATAGACGTATGGGCTTCGGCCGCATCGGAAGCCCGCGCGGTCAGTCGGGCTATCAGGCGCGCTATCGACACGTCAGCCACCATCACCTTTTATGCGAACACCTGGGATGAGGGTTCGCGCCTCTACCGGACAATAATGCACTGCATTTATGCTAAGGAAATATGACAATGAACCTAGAACAACTTCGCACCGCTGGCGGCTTCGTTGCCCTTGACCCGGTCAAGGTCCCTGTTGCGTGGAAAGCACACAACTTCGACGTATTCGTTCGCCAACTGTCTTTTGGCGACGTTGAACGGCTGACCGCTGCCGAAAACTCGACCGTGGCCCTAATCGCAGCATCCGTCTTGCTGGGGGAGGAAAGAACGCCCCTGGCCGCTGCCGACGCTGAACGCCTTGATGTCTCGTTGGCAACCAAGTTGCTTGAAGCAATCAACCTGGTGAATGCGGGGGCTGACCCAAAAAACTGACGCCCGCTGATGAGGTATGGCTCGAAATTGCCATGACCTTGGGCGGGACCGTTCAGGAACTGAAACAGCGCATGACTTACCGGGAAGCGCTGCAATGGTTTGCTTACCGGGCGAAGCATGGCGGGGTTGGGGCGTCGCGCGTGACTTACCTGTTGGGCTGTCTTGCGACCATGACCAACAATGCCGCAGGCGGCAAGGCAGAACTACACGACTTCCTGCCCGGCTTGCCCGGGCGGGAGGTTAATGCTGACCAATTTATGGACTACATCAGCGCGCATTGGGGGGGGAATGGGTAGAGGGGAAAAACTATGAGCACTCGAAGTCTTGGCACGCTGTCGCTCGATCTGATCGTACAAACGGGGGGCTTTGAATCGGGCCTGGACAAAGCCACACGTGTGGCGGACGCCCAAACCCGGAAAATTGAAAGGCTTGCTCAAGAGCGGGCCAAGGGCATTGAACTAGCCTTCACAAATATTGTGAAGGGCGTTGCGGGAGGGCTTGCTACAGTGCTTGGCGCAGGCACCTTTGCGGGCATGATCAAGTCGTCTATCGACGCCGCCGACGCGCTCGCAAAGCTCTCGTCACGAACCGGCGAGTCAGTCGACAGCCTGTCGAAGCTCCAATATGCTGGCAGCCTAGCCGATGCCAGCACAGAGGATTTGCAGCAAAGCCTGGGCCGCCTGAACAAGGTGATGGGTGAGTCTGCTGATGGGTCCAGAGAGGCGACGGCCGCGCTCGCAAGGTTCGGGGTCAAGTCAGGCGATACGCTCGGCGAGGCGTTCAGCAAGATTGCCGAACGCGTCAAGAACACGACCGACCAAACACGAATAGCCAGCGCGCTGAACGACGTTCTTGGCCGTTCGTTTGACAAGCTGCTGCCGCTCCTGAAAGGTGGCGCGGCCGGCCTCAAGGATGCTGGCGACGAGGCTGAGCGCCTTGGCGTCGTGATGGATACCAAGACGTCGCAGGCCGCCGAACGCTTCAACGACAACATGACGCGCCTGCAGACCGGCATTGCAGGCGCGTCACGTGCGCTTATCAATCCGCTAATTCCGTCGCTTGACGAGGCAGCCGGCAGGATGCAGAAGGCGGCTGAAAAAGGCCGTGGCCTGGAGGCCGTTTTTATCGCTCTCGGCGCACTGGCCAAAATTCCGTTTGATATTGCGCTTGGGTCGGTTGATCTATCTTACCAAGGGCAAGTCAAAGAACTCGAAGCAACGGTGAAAGGGCTAGAACAGAAGGCCAAGCGCGCTGAAGGCGCTGATGGTGGCCTGCTGAATCAGTGGGTCTACGGCAAAAAGGGTGAGTTCGACAAACAGATAACGATCACCCGCAACCAGCTTGAAGCGCTCAAGAAATACGGCAACACGCTCAAGGCCACGACTGGCGGCGAAGGCCAGACACAAGGCCCCGGCATCCTGCCTGCCGCGGGTGGCACGCCAAAGCCGAAGACTGGCGGCGGACGCACCGCCAAAGCCATTGACGATGGCCAGCGCCTTGTCGATCAACTCCGTGACCAAATCCGCGCCACCATGGAGTTAACCGAGGTCGAAAAGCTCGAACTCGCCATTGCCGACGGCAAATACAAGACCGCCAGCGCCGGCAACCTCGAATTCGCCCGCGGCTATGCCGAGACGCTGGACGCGATCCAGGCCAGCAAGGTCGCCGCCGAGGAAGAAAGCGCAGTGCAGCGCCAGCGTCTGGCGGTCTTCGCCGAGGGGCAGCGCGTTTTCGAGTCGGTGCGCACACCGGTCGAAGCGCTGGACGCCGAGATTAATCACCTGGTCGAACTGATCGATGCCGGAGCGATCAGCATGGACACCTTCGGCCGCGCTGCATCCAAAGCTGGCGGAGGCTTCATCGAGATGGCCAACAAGGCGAAGGAAACCGGCGACGTGATGGACGAGTTCGCCAAGTCCGCCGCACAGAACATTCAAAGCGCCTTCGCTGATTTCCTCTTCGACCCGTTCAAGGACGGCATGAACGGCATGCTCAAGAGCTTTGGCAACACCATCAAGCGGATGATTGCCGAGGCCGCCGCCGCCGACCTGACTAAGCGTCTGTTTGGCGACTTGAGCAAAGGTGGCCTGGGTACTGGCTGGCTAAGCGGGCTAGGCAAGCTGTTCGCCAACGCGGATGGTGGCGTCTATCGCTCGCCGGGCCTGTCCCAGTATTCCGGGCAAGTCGTTTCCAGCCCGCGCTTGTTCGCCTTCGCCAATGGCACCGGCCTGATGGGGGAGGCTGGCCCTGAAGCTGTCATGCCCTTGTCCCGCGACAGCGCCGGGCGGTTGGGTGTGAAGGCGTCTAGTGAAGGGCGATCAATCAACATCACTGTCCACGTCAACGGGAACAGTAACGCGCCTGACGTGCGCCGCGCCGCTGGCCAGGGGGCACGCGAAGCGCTCAACGCTTTCAACGGCGCTCGGCGCTACAGCTAAGAGATTGTGATTATTGTGCCATGCAGGCTTCAAGGATGTTCCTGTATGCCAGGCCCTCCGAGTAGGCCCCGCCGACCGTGCTCGTCGCTCCGTAGAAGTTCTTGCCTGCCGTGGCCTTTGTGGCCTCATATTTGCATTGGCGTAACTTCGGCGAGTCAGGGTATTGTGGTTGCGAGACACACCCGGCCAGCGTAAGGAAAAGAATCAGGATTGTTGTTTTCATTGTGACTACCCCTAGTGAAAGAGGGGTCACTTTACATCAGTCTACAGGCATACGGGGTGGGGGGGCACGCGCGGGGCTGGTGCAAATAGCGGGGCAAGCTGTCTGCCTTGCAATCCTGCTTACCCGGTGCTTACCCGGCCCTAGATTGCCAATTGCTATAGTGCGCTAAGTGCTTGATTTAGTGGGGCGATGTACGGGACTCGAACCCGTGACCACTGGAATCACAATCCAGGGCTCTACCAACTGAGCTAACACCGCCACTGATCTGGCGCGC